TCAAATGATTAACCAAATGTTATTTGAAAGGTAAGTTTGATGGCTACGGCTACAGTAATTAACTTTTAGGGCAACAGAAAGGTACATTCCATCTCTGACAGCATCACTCCCCCTGATAATCTCATATCGTGTTCCATTGTCTTCAATAAACATAATTCTAACTCCCTGCTATATGCTTCCTGAGAACATATCCAACTGACTTTCGCCGTAATGACTTTTCGGAAACGCATTCTCCGGCAGGCGGAATCCTGTCGGCAGTGGCTGCGGAGCTGGCTTTGTTAAATACCGTTCGACACTGGTCAGGGTGGTAAAAGTACAGCCACACAGTATATTTTGACACTGGTGATAGCTGCGTTTCGTTTCTTCAGTTACCGGCTCGCTGGTGCGAGTCCAGGATGCGGCGCCGCATTTTGGACAATTAAACGCCATTGTAAAACCTTGGTTCGGGGGTTTGCCTGACCTAATTATATCACGTTAAATTAGTTGTCTGAATTATCACCAGCCACCATATTGTCATTATCAATTTTAAGCTCTAATTCAAGCTGTGTCTGAAAGCCGCCCTCACCTATCTGATGCACCACCCGGGCAATAATCCATTTGTGATTATCAATCACCGATTTAAATCCGCTTACCGTGGCTGGCATTTCCGGAAACAGGTCTGCCCGGCCACGCGCCAGCGTGATAGAAAACTCCGCCGCACCGCGTTGCAGCTTAAGCCACTTTGCCGCTGCCGCCCGTTTCGCCGCTGTCTCGGTTTTAAAGGTCTGACGCATCACAAAAACGTTACCTTCTGCCCCTTCCAGATATTCGCCTTCTTTACTGCTTGATTTTTCTTTCTTTTCTTTTTTGGGCTTTTTACTTTTACGTTTCTTCCGCTTCACGCTGGTTTCCGGTTTTTTCCCGAAGTTGAGATCCAGCCAGTTCGCCTTTACGCCGGTGTAAGCGTCCCGGTCAGCCACGCGGAAACTGTGCTTATCGCCGCTGTCACGGGTGATCACGATTTCCGGTATCGGCTTGCCGCTGGCTGACAGCCCCCGGTTCGGGATGATAAACAACAGGTTCCCGTTTTTGATGGTGGCAATGGCGCCCAGCATTTCCGCCATGCGTGACAGGAAACTGATATCGCTCTCATTAGTCTGGTCAGCGTGGTCTATTTCAATATCAATCAGTTGGCGGCTGACTGCCGGCGTCAGGTTGTAGCGACCGGCGATAGCGCTGACTACCTTACCAACAGTGATATCGTGCCAGCTGTATTCGCGCTTAACATTGAAGTCCTGCCGGAAGTCCGCAGACCGGGCTGTCACAATTAACTGGTCAGGCGGCCCGGAGTGACTTACTTCATCCACAGTAAAAATGCCTTTATGCGTCAGTGGTTCACCACGCCAGCCGATAGCGACACTGACCTCAACCCCGCGCGGCGGCAGCTCTATTTTCCCGTCAGTATCATCAATGGTGATTTCCAGCGTATCAGCCTCAAAGCCCCGGTTGTCCGTCAGTGTCAGTCCCATCATGCGCCCGTTCAGGCTTAACACCTGCTTTCCGCCGATAGTGATATCAAAGGCCGGTTGCTTTACCAGTTCCGGATCAAAATAGTGTTCAAACATGCGCCCCCCCCTTATGCGGACACTTTCCCACATCGCGCGCGCGTGACTGTACCGCTTTTGCTTGTCACACGGATATCACAAGTGAAAGCGCATGATTTAGCAGGGTTTTATCATGACAATAGCGTTACTTCTTTTTTTGTGAGGCTGAATTATGACTTATCATCACGGCGTGGAAGTCAAAGAGACAACCAAACTCACCACCCTGATCCGCGATATAAACACCTCTGTAATCGGTGTTGTCTGCACGGGTGATGATGCTGATGCGGAACAATTTCCGCTTGATACCCCCGTACTTGTAACCCGCATCCGTTCAGTGCTCGGGAAAACAGGTAAAACCGGTACCCTGTATAAAACCCTGAAAGCCATTTCTGACCAGTGCAGCCCGAAAGTGATTGTTATCCGCGTGGCAGACGCTGCCAATATCCAGCCCAAAGAGGGCGAGACAGCCAAAACTCAGGATCAGCTTGTTATCGGCGGTAATGGTGCCGATGGCCGCTATACCGGCCTGTATGCGCTGCTGACGGCAAAAGACAAGACAGACGAGCAACCGCGCATCCTGATTGCTCCGGAACTCGACACGAAGCCTGTGGCGCTGCAAATGGCTGTTTTTGCCGATAAGCTGAGCGCATTCGCTTATGTGTCCGCCAACGGCTGCACCACGATTGCCGAGGCGAAGGAATACCGCAGTGATTTCAGTCAGCGTGAAGTGATGGTGCTTTACCCGGACTGGATTGGCTACAACAGCGAAACCGGTAAAAATGAAATTATTCCTGCGCCTGCGGTGGCTGCCGGATTGCGTGCCCGTATCGACGATGAACAGGGCTGGCACAAATCATTATCCAACGTGCCGGTTAACGGCGTTCTCGGTATGTCTGCGGATGTGTACTGGTCACTACAGGACAAAGACACCGATGCAAACGACCTGAACGAAAAAGGCATTACCACCCTGATAAAAAATATGGGGCTCCGCTTCTGGGGTAACCGGACGTGTGACGAAGAGATTTATGTCTTTGAAGTCTACACCCGCACCGCGCAAATACTGGCAGACATGATCGCCAAAGCCCATTTCTCATACGTTGATAAACCGCTCACCCCGTCTCTGATTAAAGACATTATCGACGGCATTCAGAAGAAAGGGGATCAGTTGGTTACTCAGGGGCGCTTACTCGGCTTCAGCTGCTGGTATGACCCTGCCGACAACCCGTCAACACAGTTACGTGATGGTCACGCGATCATCAAATATAAATATACGCCGGTGCCGCCTCTTGAGCGCCTCGGCCTTGAGCAGACCTTTACCGATGAATATTTTGCGGTATTCAATCAGTTAGGTTCAGGAGCGTAAATTATGGGAATGCCTAAAAAACTCTTTATGTTTGACCTGTTTATTAACGGTCAGACCTACCTTGGACAAGTAGAAGAGGTCACGCCGCCTAAACTGACGATGAAAACCGAAGATTATCAGGGTGGCGGAATGCTCGGTGCCGTGGCGGTCAATCTCGGCTTTGATGCCGGGGCGCTCGACATGGACGTTGCAATGGGTGGCTTAAACATTGAACTCATCAAACAATGGGGCGGTACGATTGACAGCCTGCAATTCCGTTTTGCCGGTTCCTACTATGACGATGCCACCGGAGAGACAACCGCGTATGAGATCCAGACACGCGGACGTTTTAACGAACTTGACCAGGGCACAGCAAAAGCCGGGGATAACACCCAGCATAAATACACGCTGAAAAATACCTACTGCAAAATCACTGCTGACGGTCAGGATATTTTCGAACTGGATTTAATCAATATGAAATGGATCGTTGACGGCGTGGATCGCCTGGCAGAGCACCGCGCCAATATCGGTCATTAATTTTATCCGCAGCGTCACGCCGTGGCGCTGATTACAACGCTTATTCACAGGAATTATCGCTATGTCTATTGTTAAATTTAAAAGCCCTGTATCTCTGAAAAACGGTAAGACAATTACAGAAATCACGATTACTGAAGCCATGCGTCAGGCCGGAACCCTGCGCGGGCTGAAGATGTGGGAAGTCGCCACCGGGGATGTGAATTCAATGATCACCCTGCTGCCGCGCGTGACACAGCCGCGCCTGTCGGAACAGGAAATTACCGAAATGCCGATTGAGTGTTTTTATCAGCTGATTAACGAGGTGGCGCTTTTTTTAGCACCGAGTGCCCCGGACGACGAGACCCGCGAACCGGAAGAATAATCACCGAAATACCCACCACGGATATTGATGACCTGATCGCCGATATCGCCGTGGTGTTCCACTGGCCGCCGTCCGCTTATGACGAAATGACAATTTCAGAATTAATTAAGTGGCACGGCCTTGCGGCGGCACGCACAGGACAGGACGAATGACAGATCGCAATCTCAGCATTCGGGTAGCACTTAACGCCGTCAATAACTTTACCTCACCGGTGAGTGCTGCACAGCGCAGCGCCGCCGGTTTCGCCTCTCAGATAAAAGCCACTCAGAACAATATCAGAAATCTGGCCGGGCAGGCGGCAACGTTTGACCGGTTATCTCAGTCCGTCAGACGCAATACCACGGCTTACGAAGAGGCAAAGGCAAAAGTTCAGGCGCTGCGCGACAGCTACCCGGCATTAAATCAGCGCACTGAAGAACAAAAACGCGCACTGGAACAGGCACGGCAGGCGCGTGACCGCCTTGGCCGTTCTCTCGACAGTGAAAAGCAAAAACTACAGGCTGCGGCGGCGCAGCTGTACCGGCACGGCATATCTGTCCGGAACAGCGATAACGCCACAGCACAAATCACCCGGCGTACCGAAGCTTATAACCGGCAGCTTGAGGCACAACGCCAGCGGCTGGCATCCGTTACCCGGGCACAGGCGCAGTACGAAAAAGCCAAACAACTGAGCGGCAAAATGGCAATGGGCGGCGCAGCAGCCGCTGCTGCCGGTGGCGGTGCTCTGTATGCCGCGTCCCGCGTCATGGCTCCCGGTCGTGATTTTGATGAAGGCATGTCCGGCGTTCAGGCACTGACCCGCCTGGATAAAAGTGATCCGCGTCTGAAGATGCTGCGTGACCAGGCGCGGGAACTCGGTGCAAGTACCGCATACACGGCAACCGATGCGGCATCCGGTCAGAAGTTTCTCGCAATGGCCGGCTTCACGCCGGAAGCCATTAAAGCTGCACTGCCCGGGATTTTAAACATGGGGCTGGCCGGAGATATGGATCTCGGTGAGGCTTCAGATATCGGTTCAAACGTCCTGACGCAGTTCAAAATGGATGCTGACCAGATGAACCGCGTCTCTGACGTTCTGACTGCTACCTTTACCCGCAGTAACACCGATTTACGGATGCTCGGCGAAACGATGACTTATGCCGGGCCCGTTGCCGCACAGCTCGGGGTCAGTCTGGAAAGTATGGCCGCGATGGCCGGTACGATGGCTGATAACGGGATCCGCGGTTCAATGGCAGGTACGTCATTGCGTGCCGGTTTATCCCGCCTTGTTGCCCCTGTCGGCAAAGGTCAGAAGGCAATGGAGCAGCTCGGCGTATCGATCAAGGATTCTAACGGCCAGCTGCGGGATGCCGGGGATATCCTGAAAGATGTCGGTAAGGCGCTGAAGCAGTTCGACCAGGCAAGCCAGATCCGGATTAAAAAGGAGATATTCGGCGAGGAAGCAATGGTTGGTATGGGTGCGGTTATCGACGCAACCGGGAACGGCCGTTATGACGAACTCAAAAAAGCCAACGAAAACAGCGGCGGTGAGGCGGATAAAAACGCCAAGGTCAAAATTGACAACCTGAAAGGGGATTTGAAGCAACTGCAATCTGCCTGGGAAGATCTCGGCATTCAGATGCAGGAAAGCGTTGATTCCCCGCTGCGCAATCTGGCACAAGGCATTACCAATGTAATCAGCAGTATCGGTAACTGGATGAAAGCACATCCTGAGCTGACATCCGCACTGATTAAAGCTGGTCTGATTATCGCCACCGTGACCGCTGCACTCGGCACACTGGCGGCTGGTGCTGCCGCTGTTATGCTGCCGTTTGCGGCTATGCGCCTGAGCCTTTCTCTGTTAACCGGCGGTCAGGGATTGATGGGGGCGGTTGGTGCATTCGGCAAGCTTTTTAACGTGATAAAACTCGGTGCATCAATGGCATCCGGTGCCCTTTCGCTGTTAATGAGCCCTGTCGGGCTTGTCGTCGCCGCTGTCGTTGGTGCGGCGCTGCTGATTTATAAATACTGGGATCACGTAAAAGCCTTTTTCGGCGGGTTCTTTGAAGGTCTGATGACCGCCCTTGCCCCGCTCGGTGAGGCATTCAGCGCGGTATTCGGCGGTCTGGCACCGGTTTTTGATGGTATCTGGACGGCGATCAAAAAGGTTTGGGAATGGCTTTCTGAATTATTTACCCCGATTAAAGCCTCTGACGAAGCCCTGCAAAAATGCACTGAGGCAGGGAAAATATTTGGTGAAGTTGTTGGCATTGCTATCCGCGCTCTGCTCGCCCCGATTGAGCTTGTCGCTCAGGGGATCGGCTGGATTCTGGAAAAACTCGGGATGGCACCAAAAGCCGCCGAAGATGCCGTAAATAAAATCAACAAAATGAAGCCTGTTGAACTCTCCGCCGAGGATGCCGCGAAGCTGAAAGGCCAGGGTGAAAAAGTCATGAGCCTGTTCACGCCGAAGTGGAAACTCCCGAAAGGTGCCAGTGACTTTATCGACAGCGCGGGCAAAAAGGTTTCAGATGTCGCCGGTAAAGCCAAGGAGAAATTAACCGGCGCGTGGGATGAAGCCATTAAAGAAGCGGAGAAAAAGAACAAACAGAAGGAAGCCACAGAAGCCGCTTACGGCTCACGGGTGTATGACCCGACCGCGAAGAAAGACAAAGACGGCTCCGGCTTCAGCAGCCCGGCAGAGAAAGCGGCGAAAGACCCGAATAAACTCGGTGAAATCGTCTTTAAAAACTTCCCGGCAATTAAAGCAGTTGACGGACTGTATCAGGATCCGTCTGTGCGTTCTCCGTCTGCCTTTAAGCGTGTACCGACTCCGGATATTGCCGCATCAGACTTTACCCCTGCAAAAATGGAAATGCAGCGCCCCGCTGCACGGCAGGACATTAAACAGGAAGGCGATAAAATTGAGCTGCATTTTCACGGCGTGGATATGGCAAACGCGAAAAGTATCGCGGCACTGGTACGGCAGGAACTGGAAAAACTGAAACGCTCTCAGGACAGCCGCCGCCGGTCACAATTAACCGATATAGGATAACCGCTATGATGATGATTTACGGTATGTTTGTTTTTATGCTGGAAACCATACCTTACCAGAACTTACAGCGTTCAATGAGCTGGCGCTATGCCAAAAATGACCGTGTCGGCCGTTCCGCAAGCTGGCAGTATATCGGGGCGGGTGAAGATAAAATCACCCTGAACGGTGTGCTCCTGCCGGAAGTGACCGGCGGTGATATTTCGCTGGAACTTCTGCGCACTGCCGCCTATCGCGGACGGCCTTACCCTCTGATTGAGGGTACCGGCATGATTTACGGTATGTACATCATGGACAGTCTGAACGAAGGCCGGGCGGAGTTCTTTTCAGACGGTAAAGCCAAGCGGATAGAGTTCAGTATTTCCCTGGTGAAAGCCAGTGAGGATCTGCGCGAACGGCTGGCCGAGATGGAATTCAGCGATTTGATGGATATGCTTCCGGTGTCGTTATAAAAACAGTAATGGGTGAAATTATTTTCACCCTTTTTTTATTTTCTCTTCTGCCTTTCAGCCGGAAAATACCGGTAAATCGTCGATACCCCCACACCATAAATAATTGCCAGCTGCTGCCGGGAATACCCTTTATCCAGCAGTCGGCCGATTTGTTCCCGGTCATTCTGTGTCAGCGCCGCCGGTCGTCCGCCGACTCTGCCCTGTGCTCTCGCTGCGGCCAATCCTGCCAGCGTCCGTTCCACTATCAGCTCGCGTTCCATTTCAGCCAGTGCTGACATGACGTGAAAGAAAAAGCGCCCCATAGCGGTGCTGGTGTCGATACTGTCCGTCAGTGACCGGAA